TACACAGAAGATGATTTAACTGATGAGCAAAAGATGATGATCAATCACATCAATTCTTTGCAACAAAAGATATCTTCTGCTCAGTTTAATTTAGATCAACTGCGAGTTGGCAGCGAAGCGTTTGGTAAAATGTTAGCCGACTCTTTGGAGATCTCTGGAACAGAAGAAGAAACTAAGGACTAGAAATAGATGGACAAAAGAACAATAGCTTCAGCGCATGATCGTATTAACGGATTGGAGAAAGAAATCGTGGCAATAAAAACCGAGATGGAAATTCAATTTAAAGATTTGTTTAATAGGGTGAAACGCATTGAGGCTATTGTTATTGGTGCATCTGCATTCATAATAGTATTACTTCTCCGCGTTAATATGATCGGATAGGTTCTTTGTGGATTTATTTAAATGATAGAAGTATTAGCACTTGCAGGAGCAGTTACAAAGATTGCTACTGGAATATCAGCAGCGGTTAAAGCTGGTCGAGATGTTAATTCTTTAATGCCGCAGTTTGGCAAACTCGCCAAGCTCGAAGCAGACATCAATCTAGCAGAATCCGGTAAACATAAAGGACCGTTAGGACGTTTGTCGTTTAGCGAACAAGAAGGGTTTGCCATTGCGCAAGCTAAAATAGCGCACAAAGAGGCTATGGAGGATTTACGCTCCCAATGTCGGCTCTACGGTTCGCCAGGCCTCTGGGACGCGGTGGTACGGGAAACCGCTGCGGCGCGTGTTCGGCAGAAGGAAGCTCTGGAAGCCCAAGCTGCATATAGAGATCGTGTATTTTATATTATAAGCATTGTATTTGCTGTTGTTTGTTTTGCTATTGGCACTGTTGTTATGTTTTGGGGCGTAGATCGGTGGGCTAATGGGTGAAGATAGAACAAGTACGACGAATAAGATGGGCCGTTTATGATGCAAATTTTAAAGTTGTGATTATAACAAGCAGCAGAAAGATTGCTTTAGCTTACGCAAGGAAACAACATGGCAGCAAAGAAACTAGAAGATCAAAGTAAGTATGATGCTTATGACATGGATGGTGATGGAATTGTTTCTGATTCTGAAATGGCTAAAGCCAAAGAGATTCGAGAAACTGAAGATGCGCTTCGCAAGCATTTAGCTCAACTTCGAATGGCGCGTTGGACCTTGATCGGGATGGGTGTCTTTACGGTTACAATGTTCTTTATACCTTTGGATCGCGTCACGGCACTGAGCGACATAAGTAATCTTTTCTACATTAGTGGCGCTGGTATAGTCGGCGCTTTTATGGGCGCAACGGCATGGATGGGTAGAAAATGAATATTATTTCAAGTTTGATTGGACCAGCTACCGAGATCGTTGGTAAGTTTGTACAAGATAAAGACAAGGCTGCACAGTTAGCGCATGATATATCTACGATGGCTGACAGGCACGCACAGGAGGCGATGTTAGCACAGATAGAGGTAAACAAAGCCGAGGCACAGGGAAATTGGTTTCAAGCATCGTGGCGTCCTCTCTGTGGTTACGTCTGTGTGCTAGGTTTAATGGTTAACTTTCTTATCTCTCCAATTTGTGCGGGGTTTGGTTTTGTTATTCCCCAGGCTGACATGAGTGTGATGATGCCAGTGCTAACTGGTATGCTCGGCTTGGCTGGAATGCGTAGCTTCGAAAAGGTTAAGAAGGTAAGTAAGTGATGTGGGTTTTGGTCTGGATTCAATTAGTATCTGGGCAACCCGTAGATTATTTTCAGTTAGCTGTATATGAAACCAGCGCAGAGTGCGAAAAGAATAGAAAACGCGCTGAAGTTATGGTAACACATAACGGAATTGCTGTAGCCTGTTTAAACGTAAGGACAGAGAAATGACATTTAAATTATCAACTCGCAGCCTTGATAGGCTTATAGGTGTAGATGAGCGCCTGGTCGCTGTAGTAAATGGAGCTATTCATAAATCCAAAATAGACTTTGGTGTTATCTGTGGAATGCGTACTCGTAAAGAACAAGAGGATCTTGTTGCAAAAGGTGCCTCGCAAACAATGAAGTCAAAGCATTTGCAGGGTCATGCTGTGGATCTCATGGCATACATTGGTTCCAGGGCGTCCTGGGAGCTTAACCTATATGATGATATAGCTTGTGCGATGGCTGAGTCTGCTAGAGAAGTTGATGTTCCTGTTCGTTGGGGAGCCGCCTGGACGGTGCCAAACATAGTTTACTTCGATGGCACAATGGAAGATGCAATGAATGAATATATAGATACAAGACGTACCCAAGGGCGTAGGCCATTCATAGATGGCCCACACTTTGAGATTATGGTCTAAGCTTTGGTCTTCGCTTAAACTCGCTGCGAATTAAATCTGTTTCTCTGCATCGAGCCATAGAAAATTCATACTCCTCCGATATCAGTGGGTAATAGATATCACTTGCTATGTGACAGGTTGCTAAATCTTTGAAGTAAATCTTTGAATGTATCGTATGATCTTCAACATAATAGGTCAGTATAAGAACAGTCCAATACATTAAGGTTTGCTATAAACATAAACAGCATCTTTAACATTCGGCCCGAAATAAACTTGTTCTCTTACCAGCTTATCCTCTCGAAACAAAAGATTTAAGATCTGCCCTGACGATTGAGTTGTAAATTCACATAAACCAGCAACGGCGTGTGAAGTAAGCTTTTTGTTCTTTGTAAAAAGATCCATAATAATTATTCTTTTAAGCTGCATAGCTGCATTTTGTCTGGGATTTATTCTAATGTTTCTGCTGTCCCTGATCTTATCACAGTTCAAAGGAAGTGGTGGTCTTAGCCTTTGTCGAGCCTGGTCTTTTTCAAAATTCATCAATCTTGTAGCGTAAACAGTTTCATAGTCCATTATCATTTTTTTGATTTTTCCAAATTTCTGCTGATCATTTCCATCATTGCTGATAACTCTTCCAGTTCCATTTTGAGGTTCGAGCGACTGGAGTTTGTTGCTTTCATTATCATTATTTTCAAAAGTCTTTTTGTCCTCGATATAATCTTTTCTAAATCGCTGTTCATTTGCTTTTCTCCTTGCACAAACAAATTCAATTCCAAATTTTTTTGATATTTTTTTTACTTTGTAATAAGACATCCCAGACATATTTGCGGTTTCCCTATGGGTTAGTCCCTGTTCTGCGCCGTTAATTATTGCGCTTACTTCTGGTCCATACATTTTGTTTTCCTCCCCTGCTTTTTCACAGGCCAATCAATATCGTTTTTTAAAATAAAAATGTTTAGATTTTGTGGTGATATTCCTAGCTCCCTCGCTGCTTCTGTTTGCGTTATTTCAGTTTGAGCAATTTGTTTAATCAACTCAACCTGTTCTTTTTTCTGCCTGGTTTTAATCTGGTCCCATGTTTCCATTTACTTTTCTCCATTCTGTGCGCCCAGGGACCGCAAGCTTTTTGTGTAGGCTTTCATTATCTGCTCGTTCAATGCCTCACTTACTGACGAAATCGAGCTTTCGTTGTGTTCTTTTAACTCGCGCAACAAAGTCATGCGTCTGCGCGGTTCGACTTCATTGCCCTCTTTGTCATGTGTCGTAGTGCAATACACTCCAAACATTTTAATTAAGCTCTCAGCAAACTCTGAATGGTCCAGTTCTTTTAATTGCTTTCCGGTGTGAGTTAACAATGGAACCGTATCGGGCGCTGGATCTGCCTTCGTAGATGGAACAGCAGCTTGTTCTTGCTGCGCTTGCTTTTTGCGAGGCACAGCATCGATCTCATTAATGCTGGCATAAGTTCCACCATGTAGGCCCAGCGAAGCCAATGCGCGTCCTATGGCGCTGGTTTCGCCGTTCTCAAGGGCTGACGTTTTATTGACATTGCCTACTCCCCTGATTTCTTCAGCCATTCCAGATCCGATAGTCATGCCGGTGGCGTTTGTGATTACTGCTTTAACAACCACCCGCTTGCCATCATCAACAACGATCTGTGTGTCAATTCCATAATCTGTACCGAATGCTTTGCGGAAGGCTTCAACACGGACAAAAACTTCTGTGTATTTTTTGCCGCCTCGCTGCGTAACTCCATGCGTTCTATTCAGATCGTTTACTTCAGCCATTGCTTTTTGTAGGTCGTTCATTTGATCCTCACTGTTATTGAAGGTTGACCCATTTGAAACTGACAACCTGGGACATTCTCGCCTTGATCCATTTGTTTTTTAATTGCTGTCATGTCGGGCTTGGTTGTAACTTTTGTTAGCTGCGAAGGAATTTCAGCCTCATCAACAATTTTCACGCCCCACCTGGCTTTAGTTCTACTCACTGTAGCCATTGGATGTTTGATCTTTGTTTCTCCCATGGCGTCCAACAACTGACCAATCGTTAGCGAAATTGCATTTTGCCTGGCAGATAATCTTTTTGCCCTGGTTGTATATGTTGCGGCAAGATCTTTCATCGCAACTTCATGGGCGGCTGCTTCAGTACGTTCCTCCACCAGCTTACCCAGAATATCCATTGCATCGGTTTCACCGTCTAGTACGTCCAAAAACGTGTCCTGATCGTCACCAGTTAGCAACCGGATCTGGTCGGCCATCTCGCGGATATCCTCAAATTTAATGTACATATTTTTCACCCTTCTTTGTAAGTTTCCAAATTATTTCTGTATTGCCGTAAGTGTTTGTGTGTCTTGTAAACGTGTCTTCGACCAGCTTCATTTCTAATAGTTCCGAAATGCGCGGTCTTATGCTAAGTAAAGATAGTCCGGTCGCAAGGGCTATCTGTTCGCCAGCCGCTGTTCCTCCCAACGCGGCAAGTCCTTGTAAGGTTTCGAGGCGTCTGCCTACAACCGATCGGGCCGACTTGTGCGCCGCCGCAATCTCCGTATCAGGTGCGTTGCGGTGGTGCATCTTTTTGACATCTACCTGGTCAATCATTTTGCTCTCCTTTTTTAAAAACTAAAACTGTTTCTTTGCCGCTGCTGTCGCAGAAAAAACAATCTTCAAATTCTGTCTTTCCGGTGAAGTGGTTAAAGTCTGCTGTGAAGCCGTTGCCTTTGCAGTGTCTACAGACTGCGTTATCGTCTGTAATTAACTGCGCTCGATTAACTTCCATCATATCGGTTGACCGAAGAATAAAGAAACACCCAGGGCAGCAACCAGGGCAACAATGCCAGCCAGTTCCGCAAGTGGGTTTTCTTCCAGGCGTTTAAAAAAGTTCTTCATTAGTAAGCTCCCATTCCAGCAATGCAAAAACCTTCTGGTGCCTGGATATCTATAAAGCATTCGCTAAACTCTTGCTGTTCGTAGATCTCAGCTTTCTTTGCAATCGCAGCCTCGTAGCTGTCGTACTTGCCGACAACCCGAACCCCGCTTGAACATATTTTCTTTAGTATAAATTCCATTTCTCTCTCCTTTATTTATTTTCTTCTTCTTGCTTTTTTTCGAAGAGTTCATTCTCTCTGTCTAATGCAAGTGAATTATTGTAACACTCATCGCAAAGGTGCCAGTTCATATCGGGTCTATACTCACCATATGTAGACGGGTCACATCCGACACATTGTTCTCTTCCGTAGTCCATTATATTTCTCCCATTTGTTTATTATTTAAGTTTTCAAGCACTGCGTAAGCTTTGCCAATACCGTGGGCGATTGGCAGTAACTTATCCCTGTCCTCTGTTGAAAAACCGCCAATTGATTTAACCTCTGGAAATTCCATGCTGTAACCTTGTTCGCATGGAAAGATCATCCAGGATCTTTGATCACCTTCTTTGCCAAGGTTGCCGATGTAACCAAAGGTCCATCCCTTGGGTAAAGTCCGTTCCATTATCTTATCGAACTTCTCTTGTGGTAATTTCATTTCTCTCTCCTTGGTTGACTCAGTGATGCAGCCCGTAGGCTGCACTGCAAAATCAATTTAAGTAGCTAATCTGAACAAACTTAACCTGGGGCAAGCTCTCGATTATGCTGCTGTATTCGTAGATATCTTCCATACCGTTGAAGTGTCCGTACTGGTAAGGCATGGCTATGTCGTTGATCTTTTCTGATTGGGCAAGGTCAGACTCGTTGACGTAAACCCTGACGCCATCGCACATCGATGCGCTGAAGCTTGACACACTAGCCTTGATGCCAGCCTCTTTAAGTTTCGCCCTGATCTGGGCTGCTGCTTGTGCTTGTATTGATTTAGCCATTTTTATTGCTCCTCTGGATTAACAATTTCATCTGCACAACATTTGTTTGCAGCTTTCCACAAATCTTTCATTGAGTTGTAATCCTCGAATGGAAAGAAAGTACAAGAAGCATCGTTACCATTAAAAACGTATGGTTCTTTTAACCAGATCTGCAAATCAAACCCACTCTCAAGAGTGGCTTCATCAACAAACTTATTAAACTTTTTATTTAACATAGAGATGTCCTTTCTAAACAATCCGCATTACTTTACCGGAGCCAGCTTGATCGATCCAATCGACCACGCCAACATTATTATCAGCCTTGATTAAAGCGTATAAGCTTTTTTCGTAGATGATATCTTCAAGATCTACTTGCCGCTCACCAGGTTGACTATTGACCGGTGTATCAAACAGATCCAAATTCTTAGAATATAAAGCCATTTTGAAATCCTCTCTTGCGTTGTTACAAGTAAACATCTAAAGTGATATCACAATAAGGTCAATAGCTTTTTAAATAAAAATTAACAAATAATTAATAAAAGTTATAAGTTGTTGAAAGTAAAGGAAAAGAAAATGAAATATCAGGGTAAGGCTGTAGAAAAAAAGCCGTTGGTGGTTCGATTGCCGAAGGGATTAAAAGAGCAATTAGACATCACAGCGAAGCAGCAAAACATCTCTCAAAGCCGTTTAGCTGTCGAGTTTATCCATGAGGGTTTGAATCAATCGGTGGTCAATTTACCTGACGAAGCGGCTATTTATCAAGAGGTCGAGTCGGAGGAAAAGGTTGATATCAAAGATTGGTTAAAACGGATATGAACGAGATCCATATCTTTTTGCCAGGTCAACCGATTGGCAAGGGGCGCCCACGGTTTACCAGAATGGGGCGGGTTTATACTCCAGCTAAAACTAAAAACTACGAAATGAAGCTGGCGGCTGCGGGTTCTGATGTGATGATTCAAAATCAGCTAGATCCGATTCAATGCCCTTGTAAGGTATTGATCAAGGCTCAGTTTGAGATACCAAAGAGTTGGACAAAGAAAAAGAAAGCACAAGCGGCTGCGCTGGAGATCAATCCAGGTAAGCCCGACATCGATAACGTGGCGAAGATCGCGCTCGATGCCTTAAACGGTGTCGCTTTCGAGGATGATAAGCAAGTCTATGATTTAAAGGTTATCAAGAGGTACGGAGATCCGTGTTTAATTATCACGGTTAGTTATTGAAAGGCTGGCGCAAGAGAGATAAAAGCGCCAGCCTGACAACATTTAGCATTATTGGGTGAAACAATGCAGGGATAGAATACACATTCCTTGCCAGAATAAAAGGTAAAAAGATGGCTAATTTTCCAGCAATGCCGTTATGGACGGACGCATACATCGCTGACACGCAACACTTGAGCAATGAGGAGCATGGCGTCTATCTCAGGCTGTTGATGTTTGCCTGGCGAACTAAAGATTGCTGCCTTCCAGATGATGATAAAAGACTTGCTCTGATGGTCGGCGTAACAGCAAAGAAATGGCTCAAATTAAAGCCGGTAATTATGCAGCACTGGGATCATAGTGATACCGGTTGGACGCAGAAAAAGCAACTAAAAGTGTTCCAAGCCGTCAGCAAATCGGTAAACCAAAAACGCGCCGCAGGGGAAGCGAGTTGGAAAGCTAAGTCGTTGAAAGATAACGAAGCAGATGCAACGGTCGTTATAACGGAGGAGGTAACGGGGAGGGTAACGGCTGGACAACGAACCAAAACCAAAACCAATATAGAAAAAATAGATACTAAAGTATCTACAAAAAAAGGGACGAGATGGACGGATAAAAACGAGGTAGAAGATGCTTGGATTCAGTGGGCAGTTGAGCAGGGTTTACAGATTGAAGATGCTTACATTCAAGCAGCTAGTTTCTCTGACTATTGGATCGCTATCTCTGGCAGCAAGGGAACCAAGCTCGATTGGCAAGCAACCTGGAGAAACTGGATACGCAACACAATGCAGAGAAAACCACCAACGCCCATAATCAGAGCAGTTGAAGATCCGACAGTCATTGACAGCATTGTGGCTGATCTCATAGAAAAGAACGGAAGGGGCATATGATGGATTACGGCAAGCGAATAGCAATCGTCACCACCGAAGTACAAAAGCTGCTGAATGGATACGAACCGCCCAGATCGAGGGCAGATGATCTTTCATGGCAAAAGCAAGAGATCTCAGACGTTGCAGACGCAGTGAATAGCTCAATCCCAAAGGATGCAACAGCAGAAGGCATCACCAGGCTATTCGAAAGAATGCGCCGAGATCTTAAGAAGGCAGCAAAGACAAGAGCGTGGCCGATCACACGCGAGATCGTTGAAGCAATCAAAGAACGAACACCCAAGAAAGACTTCGAAGTCGCACAACCCGCAGCTTTCGACAGCGACACGATAGCAGCCAAGCGTATCAACAACGGTGAAGGCGTTGCAGAAACATACATAATCGGATCAGCAGCAGCCAGGCTAATCGAAAAGAAACTGATTACAGCCAAAGCCCTGGAAGGTTACAAATACTCAATCGAACAAAACAAGCAGCCAGCTAACTTCGATCCAATCGAGGAGAACCCGTTTTGAGACCCAAGCAACTTAAAGCCAAAGATCTCAGAGCGTTCACAATCGTACCAATCCGAGCGCTGGGAGATCCAAGAGTATCAGCGTCAACTTTCAGAGTTCTCGCAGCTTACTGCTCATACGCTGACCGAATAGGCAGAACATTCGTAAGCCAGGGCAGACTATCAGAAACACTTGGTTGCAGCAAAAGCGGAGTATCGTATCATGCTGTTAAGCTTCGCAAGCTAGGTTATATGGTTTATTGCAAGCCGTTCTATCCTGGACAGAGATCAACATCAAACCGCATCGTCTACGAACCACGCATCAAGCTAGAGGAAACAATCAAGTCTTCATTGTCAGTTAAACACCAGATGGAGATTTCAGAAGCCGAATCAATGCTGAAGGATCAGATCAAACAAGGAATGGTTGGGACTAACAGCGGGACTGATCAGAGGTTATCTAAGTTAATGGTTGAATTTCAGTGTCTCACAGCAGAGTTTTTTACAGCAGCAATATCGCAAGGTTGGTGGATCTCGCATGATCAGGCACAAAGATCAGCTAAGATGCTGGCTAATCAAGCCGTAGAGCTACTGAGAGAGCCGCACAGCAACGAAACAGGTGCAGCATGAGCATAGGTAGCCTAGCGCCCACAAACATAGCTCAAATCGAAAAAACGACACCCCTTGCCCCTCCCCCTCGCGCGTCTGTGTATGGGGACCTCACGCAACTATTTTCCAAAAAACCATGAAAGGAGCCTAATATGGCAAAACGACCAGGACTATACGCGAATATCCACGCGAAGAAGCAACGGATTGCTGCTGGTAGCGGCGAGAAGATGCGCAAGGTTGGTAGTAAGGGTTCTCCTACTGCTGATGCTTTTAAACAGGCGGCTAAGACCCGTATGCGTAAGAAGTAATGCTTGACCCTGGCGATCCTTTGTCTGTTGTTAGTTGGCAAGTTAGGTCTGATGGTCTTTATGTTTGGCGCGATGCTGAATTGATAGCTGTTATTGGGCATGATTTGTTTCCTAATATCATTGAGGATTTAGCCAGGGGATTGCTTCGTGAAAAGCACTGTATTTATCACTAGGTATTGTAATATCGTTTTGATGTGATATCGTTATTTCATTGCAACGCGATATAGGAGAAAACAATGTCGAAGCGATTTAGTGTTGTGCAAGCGAAGGAAGTACCAGGTCGGGATAAGCCTGTTTGGTTACGTCATGGTATTGCTTTTGAGGGTGAGAAGGGGATTAGTATTAAGCTTGAGAGCTTACCCCTTCCTAACAAGGATGGTGAGGTTTGGTTAAAGTTGTTTGTTGATGATGGTAATCGTCAGCAGCAATCTACACCGGCTGCTAAACCTGCTGATTTAGATGATGAGATTCCATTTTAGGGGGCACTGATGATTATACTTTCACCGTATGAGTATTTTATCTTAAAGTCTTCTCTAGAGAACTTTCGCTCGGAAGACTGCGACAGCGATGGAGATCCTATTGTTGATGTCTTGCTGGGCCTTAACACAAAGTTGTTTGGGTCTAATTCAGAAGGTTCATCTGACGGTTCTGAGTCAGTACCTCCGTCAGTTGTAATGGGTCCGCTGGCATGGGCATATGAGCCTAGTGTGCATTTGTCTCTTTGCTCTGGGTCTGTTCAATACAAAAAGACCTCTAACAAAAAATATCGGAAGAAAGTGCTGGCTGGTTTATAATGGCGAGAAAAAAAGAGGATAAGATTAAACCTATTCCTCCGGTTGGTCGGTTTGGCGGTGCGCGATTGTTGCAGCGCCGGATCGGTCGGTCTGAAACTCTTGCTCAGAACAAGGAAGCTGTTGCTACTGAGTTGATTGCTATGGGTACTGCTCGGATTACTGATATCATTAATCTTCATACTGGTGAGGTTAAGCCTATGGCTGATATTCCAGAGGAAGCCCTGGCATCGATTAAGAAGGTTACTGTTGGTCAGTATGGAACAACGATTGAGCTATTTGACAAGGTAAGTGTTCTACGCATTTTAGCTAAAGCTAGTGGGCTGCTGGATGTTGAGAGCAATGTTGATAAGCCTTCGATCATTGGGATCAATATGAAGGGTCCAGAGATTACCACGACTTATGAGGCTGGCGATGAGTAATTTACCTAGCATGGATTTAGACTTTTCTAAGTCTGCTACTGTCTGGAAATTTCTACACGATAAATCTTTTGTTCGTGGCTTGATGGGTCCGGTTGGATCTGGTAAGTCATATGGTTGCGCTGCTGAGATAATGCTTAAAGCTGTTCAGCAAAAGCCTTCTCCGCGAGATGGTATCCGGTATTCGCGGTTTGTTGTCGTTAGAAATACCTATCCAGAGCTAAGAACAACTACAATTAAGACCTGGGGGGAGTTGTTTCCAGAAGACACTTGGGGTCCGATGCGGTGGCAACCGCCTATAACACACCATTTGAAGCTGCCCAGCCGCGATAATGCACCTGGTATTGACTGCGAAGTTATCTTTATGGCTCTGTCTACGCCGCAAGATGTGCGTAAACTGCTTTCATTGGAACTCACTGGTGCCTGGGTAAATGAAGCCAGAGAGTTACCAAAGGCTGTTATCGATGGTTTGACCCACCGTGTAGGCCGTTACCCTACTAAATCGGACGGAGGGGCGTCTTGGTACGGCATTATCATGGATACAAACCCGCCTGATGCGGATCACTGGTGGCATGAGCTTGCAGAGAAGAACCCTATCG